TATTTGAAAGACCAATGGTATCAAGGTTTGGAACCAAGAATCAACGGCGTTCCCGTAGTTCTTTCAACTGCAATCACTTCCGACAAATATCTAATCGGAAACTTTAGCGTTGGAACACAACTTTGGATTCGTGACAATGTTTCTGTTGAATTCTTCAGAGAAGACGGAACCAATGTCCGCGATGGATTCGTGACGTGCCGCGTCATGGAACGCGTTGCGCTTACAAACTACCTTCCAAACGCATTTGTAAACGGTGATTTCAGCGTTGACAAAGCCGCGCTTGAAACTGCTTAATAAATAAGCAAATTAAACCATAAAAGGGGCGCATTTGTGTCCCTTTTTTTTTGTGCTTTATATTCGTAGAAATAAAAAATTTTACTTTTTTTTGAAAAAAAAATTGGTATTTAAAAGGATTGTTTTATCTTTGAGGTATCAAACAATGAAGAAATGACTTATTTTATTACATCAGACAACGGACACATCGAAGACATTTTTGGATTTAGGGCGACTTTTGAAACAATAGAAGAAGCAAAAGAATTCTTGAAAGAAAATCACGAAGATTGGACAAACGAAATTGTGACTTACGATATCGGAACGGATAACGGAATCACCTGGAAAACCGTTGATTCAATAACACTTTAAAAAACCCGGCGGGGTTCGCCCCGCCATTAAATTTTAAAACAATGAATAAAACGCAAAATGAAATCGATTTTCATTACATTTCGATTAATAAGGAAAAATTTCAACAATCCCCAAGGGGCGAAAAAATGGTTCAAATGTATTTTGATTTATGGAATGATTCAAACAGACTTGCCAATGAATTAGGAAATGAAGTGTCATGTTTGAAATTATTACTTGACAAAGTCATAAGAAATCAACACACCGTCAATGACAAATTGTTGAATGAAATTTTAATAGCGTTGGGACGATGAAAAAATTTGAACAAATGATTTACGTCGGCGTTTTCACAATTGGTGTTGGCGCGTTGATTGTTGGATTCCTTGCGTTCGCCGCTTGGTTTGACACGATTGTATTATGACACTTATTCAGCAAATAAAAGAACAGTTGAAGGAATTGGAATCCAAATCGGATTTCATGACCGTTCATGACAAGATATTTTTGTCAAGGGTTTCAAAGAAAATTGAAGACCTTGAACACCGCATTCGGCAAAAGTCGGATATTTAGTTTTTTCATTAATTTTCTATTTGGTTTTAATTGTTGAAAACCCGTTGAACATTCAGCGGGTTTTTTTTGTAATTTAGTTACAACCAACAAAAACAAATGAATAGCAATCAAAAGGGTTGTTTCGCGGAATATAAATTCGCAACCGCCGCAATGGAATGCGGTTTGAATGTTTCAATGCCTTTGCTTGATTCATCAATTTATGATTGCATTGTTGAACATGAAGGGCGTCTTTCAAAAGTCCAAATCAAAAACGCAAATGACCGGGTACAATCCGAAGTCAAAAAAGGTGTTCACATTTCATTGCGTCCAAACGGAACGTTTTACAATTCACATTTGATTGATGTTTTTGCAATATATGTTTTTGACGGTTTCTTTATTATTCCAAATGAAGAACAACGCGCCTTCAGGTTTATTCCCGGCGGAAAGTATTCGAATTTTTTTAATAACTTTGCACCATTCTTCAATTAGTAGAATTTCATTGTTTAATAAGGAAAAAGCGTCGAATTTGTTCGGCGTTTTTTTTTGTATTTTTGTTAAATAAATTCACAAATCATGAAAGTAAAAATGACAAAGCGCATCAAACACGGTTCAAACTTGTTTGAAGCCGGTGAAGTTTACACCGTCGGCGCAATCACGGGTTCTGAATGGGTTTCAAAAGGTTATTGCGAAGAACACAAAGAAGAACCAAAACCCAAAGCAAAAAAGGCAAAAAAAGAAGAACCCAAAATTGAAGAATAATGCGGCAAATTGAAATCGTATCGACAACGGGTTCGGAATTGATTACAACTTCAGACGTCAAAGACTATGTTCGTATTGACACAACCGCGGACGACACGTTGATTGACCGCATGATTGTACAAGCGCGGATTTGGTGCGAAAACTACATTTCCCGCGATATTGTTGCAAAGGAACGGAAATACTATTTGGACGTTGTTGAAGGGTTTATTCAAATTCCTTTTGCGCCCGTTGCATCAATTGCAAGCGTGACCGTTCAGGGTCAAACGGCGGAATATCAGGAAAAAGGTTTGAACAAAGAACAAATCATTTTGACAAGTGGTGTCAATCAAGTTTTGTCCGGTTCGAATACGCCTTACGCAAAAGAAGTTCTTATCACTTACACAACGGCGGGATTGTCGGACGATTTAATCAAACAAGCACTTCTTCAAATGGTTTCAACTTATTATGACAATCGCGCTGACTTTGTTGAAGGCGGTCGAGTATTGAATGAAATCCCGACAAACGTGAAGTCAATTTTGGCGTCACACAAACAAATGTTTGTATAATGCAAAGCGGTGATTTTAATTCGCGAATTAAGATTTTGCGCCTTACAAAGACCGCGGACGGTTTTGGGGGGTTTACGGCAACCGAATCAACTATTGCGACGGTTTGGTGCAAACAAGTCGAGAAACGCGGGGAAATCGAACAAGAAGGCGGATTGCGGCAACGTAAACTTGAAATTGAATTGCAATTCAGGAAAAAGACCGCCGACCAAATTTTGGATTCGGACATTTTGCAATTTGACGGGTCAAGCGAAAAAATGAGAATCAACGACCGAATTGATTCGGTTGAAGACTTTTTTACAACAATCAAAGTGACGGAAATATAATGGCAAAATTTCAATATACCCGCGTTTATGTTGACCCGGTCGATTTGAAAGAACTTGACCAAAAAATGAAACGTTTGTTCAAACTTTCAAAACAAGAGTTGTCAACCGAGGTTGCAACATGGGGAACAACAACATCGCGACTTGCAAAAGAACGTGTGCCGCGTGACACGGGTGATTTGAAAAAGTCAATTTCGGCACGACGTGAAGGTGACCAAGCCGTTGTTGAAGCAAAAATGAAATACGCGCCTTATGTTGAATTCGGAACGGGACAAGGTGTTGATTTGTCGGAACTTAAAGAACTTGGAATTTCTGAATCTTATGCCGAAAAATTCAGAGGAAAAAAGAAAGTCGATTTGCCGGCGCGTCCATATTTGTACAATTCAGCGCGTGAAGCATTGCGCGAAATGTTGTCAAACATGAATCGAAAAATTAAAAAAATTGTCAAATGAAAGACCCTATTCGTTTTGTGCGCAAAGGAATTCTTGACGCCCTTGTTGGGAATGTCGAATTGGATTCCGTTGTCGTCCCGGTTCATGGGCGCGTACCTTCAAATGCGTCGTTTCCTTACATTCGCGTTTATTCAGTTGAAACAAATGAAGTTGACAACAATCGTGATTCATTCAACACGGAAGTCATCACACGAATCGAAGTCAATACACGTTTTGATTCCGACACCGGGGGTGAACTGAATTGCAACATAATAACCGACAAAATTGCGCAAATCGTGCGAACACGTTCGGGTGGTTATGTTGACCTTGGTTCAAATGGTTTTAAAATATACACTTCGGAAATTGAATCAATTTCCTATGTTGAAGACGACATGAATGACAAAACTTATTTTCGTTCGATTATGGAACTATCAAATCGAGTGTTTCAACAATGAGAAGAATTGACCAAATCATTGTTCATTGTACGGCAACACCCGCCGGGCGTGAAACAAGTGTTGACGAAATTCGACGTTGGCATTTGGAACGCGGGTTTTCTGACATTGGATATCATTTTGTCATTGGACTTGACGGGTGCATTGAAGACGGGCGACCAATTGAAAAAATTGGCGCGCATTGCAAAGGAAAAAATCGACATTCAATTGGCGTTTGTTACGTTGGCGGAATGGACAAAGAAATGAAAAATTGGGTTGACACCCGAACGCCGGAACAATGCTTGGCACTTGAAGAACTACTTTGGCAACTGAAGGGATTGTTTCCGCATGCGGGAATCTATGGTCACAATAATTTTTCGACAAAGGCATGTCCAAGTTTTGACGCCGTTGAAGAATACAAACATATCACAACCCAAAAAGACGCGCATAATGTCTAAAAAAAAGTCGTTCAAAGAAACGAAAGTCGGAAAATTTTTGAATCAAATTGGTTCAACCATTGGTTCGGGACTTGACGATGTGTTGCCGGATTCGGGCGTTTTAGGCGTTGTAAAGCGTTTAATTGAAAAAGACGACACAATCCCCCAACCGGACAAAGAAACCGCGCTGAAGATGTTGGAAATGGATTTGGTTGAAATGCAAGAAGTCACAAAGCGTTGGCAATCCGACATGTCGGCAACGGGAACTTGGCTGACAAAAAACGTGCGCCCCTTGACACTTGTCTTTTTTTCGGTTGCGTATGTTTCGGGTTGGTTTTTAGAATACCCGCTTGATTCAATCCAAGGTGTTTTGTCACTTATTGTCGGCGCATATTTTGGAAGTCGTGGCATCGAAAAAGTCATGGGCAACAATCGTCACAAATAACAAATTCGTAAATTTGTAAAAATTACGATTTCATGGCTTCACTTACTGACAAAAGAATCAAAAACACTTATGACGGATTGTTGAAAACAACCGACAATGACGCCCTTGGCGGAATTTACAAATTAATCACCGACGGACTTGGAAATTCTTCGGGTGTTTATTTGGGTACGGGTGGAAATGTTGGAATCAATGTTTCGTCGCCTTCTTACAAATTGCAAGTCAACGGAAGTGTCGGGATTCAAGGTATTGTTGAAATTGACGGGAATTTGGAAGTTGCCCAAGGTTTGGGGGGTGATAGATGTTTATTTATTAATACATCAACCGGCGCGTTTGAAATTGGTGACGCGTCGGGACTTGGCGATTTTGCTTTCATTAGCGGCGATTCGTCTTCATTATCAATGCAAGTGAATCAAGTTGTTGGATTGCATGTTGATTCAAATTCGAATGTTGGAATCAAAACAACATCGCCAACACAAGCACTTGACGTCAATGGAAATATTACTGCGAATCGTTACTACGGAAGAACAAATACAACATACTACATTGACCCAAATGACACGACACAATCAATTTATGTTGCCGGCGACATACGAATCACGGATTCAAGCACGGCTACAATCAAACTTGATTCGACAAGTATTTATCCAACGCAAAAAATTATTGCAACAAGAAGTGGTTCGGAATCGCCAAACATGGGTGAACTTTCTTGGAATGACAACCCTGGAATTCGCGGTTCACAATGGATTTCAAGAAGGTATTCTTCACCTTACACAACTTCGTCGGTTACACTTCCAACAGACGCAAACCGTGATTTTGAAGTGATTATTTTGGGGACTGAACGATTTCGTATTGATTCAAGCACGGGCAATGTTGGGATTGGAACGACAAATCCCGACGACGGCAATTTGCAAATAGGTGATTCAAACACTTCTTATAATATCGCAATGGCTGGAACCCGCACAAAATTCGGCTATGACGGAACAAGCGCCATCGTTCAAGGTGGGGCGGCAAAGGGAATAAAATTTTGTGTAAACAATAATACATTTGCAAGCGGTGAAGTGATGCGAATAAATACCGCGGGCAATGTTGGGATTGGTGAAACAAGTCCCGCCGAACGTTTACACATAAGCGGTTCAGTTGACAACGACGATGTTGCTTTAAGAATTGACAATGATTCTGACGACAATTCTTCTTCAACACCCCCAAGCGCGGCGGTTGTTTTCAATACAGCATCAAACAATGGTCACGTTCGGGTTTTTGGTGCGCCCGCTGACACCGCGGCAAATCATAAAATGGACATTGGGTCAACCGCGGCTTCATCTTACTTAACATTTTCGCCAAGCGGTACAGAACGCATGCGAATTGATTCAAGCGGACGAGTGGGCATTGGAATTTCAAGTATTACTGCAAACGCAATCGGAGATGACTTGCAAATCGGTGACGGTTCCGGCGGTAGTCGAGGACTGACAATTACTGCGCAAAATAATTCGGGCGCAACTATATTTTTTGGTGATGCCGATGACACCGACATTGGTTCAATTAGATATGACAATTCTAATAATTCAATGAAGTTTTTTACAAATACTTCAGAACGTCTGCGCATAGACTCATCGGGGAACGTTGGAATCGGAACGACTTCGACCGATGTTGCCCTTGAAGTTGTTGGAAATGGAATCAGGGTTTCGGACGGAACCGACCAAGGTATTGTGTATTTTAGAACTGACCGAAATGATGTCTATATAAAAGAAAACGGAAATTTTCAAGTTGAAACCGGTGCGCCAAGTGGAATTGTTTTTGAATGCGATACAAATTCAAACGGCTTTGGAACTTTTAATGTAAAAAGACAAAACGCGTCAAGGTTTTACATAACTGACGGCGGCAACGTAGGAATCGGGACAACTTCACCCGCTGAAAAACTTACAGTTTCAGCAAGTGACGATGTTGTCATTCGTATTAATTCAACTAAAAATGGAACTTGGACGTCGGGTCAATCTTTGGGCGCGTTGGAATTTTTCGGGAACGATGCGTCGGGGGGTCAAGGTGCGGGAATAAAAGGAAAAATTGATGTTGTTTCCTTGAATCAATACGGCGCGGCATTTGACATGAAATTTTTTACTTCAAATGGAAGTACAGACCCAACAACGGAAAATTTCAAAATTGCGTATGACGGCGGTATTTTTGCGCCGGCTTTGCTTGGAAGTTCGGCTTCAAATCCCGATGTACGATACAACACAACAACAGATGAATTGTACTATAATTCATCGTCAATAAGATACAAAGAAGACATCACCGACCTTGAAAATTCACTTGACAAAATTGATAATTTGCGCCCCGTAAAATTTAAAAATAAAGAGTCCGGCGAATATGCAACCGGGTTGATTGCTGAAGAAGTTGTTGACGTTTTGCCTGAACTTGTTTTCAAAAAACAAATTGAAGGTTTTGACGAACCACAAATTGACGGCGTTTCTTATGGTGATTTGCATGCGTATTATATAAAAGCAATACAACAATTGAAATCCGAAATTGAAATTTTAAAATCACAAATAAATTAAAAAAATGGCAAATACTTATAATTGGGTCATTGGAACCCTAAACGCAAAAATTGAAAGTGACGGTTTGCAAAACGTTATTCACACAATTCATTGGCGTTTTCAAGCAACTGACGAAAACGAAAATTCAAGTGAATTAATTGGCACAACATCACTTGGCGAACCTGACGCGGATTCATTTATTGAATTTGATTCATTGACGCAATCAGATGTTGAAAGTTGGATTGTATCAAATGAAGACGTTGAATCAATGAAATTGAATCTTGATGCGCAACTTGACGAAATTGCAACACCAACAAAAGTTGACTTGCATTTATCTTAATTAATTTTTAAATTTTTTATCATGGGAAAAAAAGAAAAAACCCCCGTAATAATTGACGAACAAGAATATTTTTTTGAAGATTTAACAGACGAACAAAAAGCACACGTCAATCACATTGCGGACTTAGACCGCAAAATTGTAAATTCAAAATTTAACCTGGAACAACTTGAATTTGGCAAACAAGCGTTTGTTGATGCTTTGAAAAAATTGTTGTGATATGAACCCAATCAACGGAACAACTTTTTTATTGTACAAAGATGATATTGCGGTTGGTCACACAACGGGTGTTGCTTTAACGTTGGACGTTGACCTTGTTGAAAGCACAAACAAAGATTCGCTTGGGTTTCAAGAATTGTTGCCGGGCATTCGTTCGGGTCAACTTACTGCAACGGGTTTCACTAATTATGACGACGCCGTAAACTTTGAAGAACTTGCGGACATGGTATTGACGCGCACCCGCGCTGAATTCTTTTTGTCGCAATCTACGGGCGCACAAGGGCTTGTTTTTCAGGGCGAAGGATTTGTGACAAGCGTTGAAGAAGTCGCCGAAATGGAAGCCGTCACATCGTATGACCTTGAAATCACGGTGTCCGGTCTTTATTCAATTATCGACGAAACACAAGGTGAAATTTGGAATGCTGCAAACGACATTTGGAATCAAATTGACATAAATTGGAACAACGTTTGACAATTTAAAAAACCTTATATTTGTATAAAATTTTAAAACTATGGCAACATCAGGTGTTTTCAACGGAACTGACTTAATTGTAAAACTTGACACAAACGGCGGTACACTTGCGAAAGTTGGTCACACGACTTCATGTTCAATTTCACTTTCAAATGATTTGCCCGAAGCCACAACCAAAGATTCCGGCGGATTTGCCGAACATATTGCGGGCGTGATTTCTGGTGAAGTTTCATTTGACGGTTTGGTTGTTTACGATGAAAGCGGTACACCAACACCAAAAAACGCGATTGACCTTGCGGACTTCTTAATTGCACGAACAAAACTTGACGTTTCTTTTGGAACTGAAGAAACCGGCGACGCGGTTTATTCCGCTGACGGATTCTTGTCAAGTGTTGAAATTTCGGCGGAAATGGAAAGTCCCGTTTCTTATTCGGGTTCAATTACTTTGACCGGTGCGATTACAAAATCGACTAACTAAAAAATAACGTAAAAAGGGGATATAATGGCAAACAGAAAAAGGGGGTTTTACACCGTGAAACTTGGTGGGAAAAACCGCACGTTGCATTTTAGCATGAATTTTTGGGCAAATTTCACCGACGAAATGGATTTGCCAATTGATAAAATCGGAAGTGTTTTTGAAGGGGGCGTTTCAATTACTGCGATTCGCGCCCTTGTTTATTCCGCGTTGTTGGCAAATGAACAAGAACAAGGAAACGAAATTGACTTCACAATTTTCAAAGTCGGGACATGGCTTGATGACCTTGACGCAAGTGAACTTGAAAGCATTGTTGAAGCAATGACCGAATCAAAAATTCTTGGAAACGATTTGAATGCGGGCATAAAACGCAACGTCACAAAATCCACGAAAGCGTCGGGAAAGTAAAAACCCGACTTACTTGGAATCATTTATTTGACTACTACATCGGGCAAGTCGGGATTCAACCAAAAGATTTTTGGAATTATACATGGGCGGAAAATCAATTGTTGGGTGAAGCACACATCATCAAACAAAATTTAGAATGGGAACGAACGCGCTATGTTGCGACAATGTTGTTCAACATTAATTGTCAAAAACGTGCGCAAATGATTACACCCGACAAACTTTTTCCGTTGCCGCAAGACGTTTATTTGGAACGCGGAAAACCAAAATCAGACCCAAAACAAGCAATGCAATTTTTGAAACGTGTTGAACAAATGAAGGAAAAAAAGCCGCCAAAAAAATGACCTTTTTTTTGTTTTATGTTAAATTAAAAAAACATTTTCAAAATCAAAAAAACCTTTCAATTCCTACGAAGGAAAATTGCGCCTATTTTACGAACTATTTTTTTTGATATATATATATGCTAAAAGGGTCAAATGCGCTTAGAACGCATTAAAACGCCCTTAAAATGCATTTTGCACTTTTTTAAAAAAACACGTTTTTTAGAACAAAAACGACGTGAATTCCTACAAAAAAACACCGCAATAATTTTCGTATTTTTGTTGAAAACTTAGTCCATGTCCAACACATTGAAAGTCGTCTTGACGGGCGATGCGTCACAACTAAATTCCGCACTTAATAAGACAAGCGCACGTTTGAAAAACTTCGGTTCAAAGGCGCAAGCGATAGGGGGAAAAATTTCAAGAAACTTGACAATGCCGTTGACATTAGTTGGCGGGGCGTCCGTAAAACTTGCGGTTGACTTTGACAAGTCAATGACAAAAATTGAATCGCTTGTTGGAATCGCGGGTGAAGAAGTTGCCAAAATGGGGGCAACCGCTAAACAAATGGCAACCGACACCGGACGTTCAGCAAGTGAAGCCGCCGATGCATTGTTCTTTATTACGTCCGCCGGTTTAGAAGGCGAACAAGCAATGAACGTTTTGAACGCATCTTTGCAAGCCGCCGCGGTTGGACTTGGTGACACCGCAACCGTTGCCGACCTTGCAACGTCCGCAATGAATGCTTACGGTGCGGACACTTTAGGGGCATCGGACGCAACCGACGTTTTGGTTGCCGCCGTTCGTGAAGGTAAACTTGAATCAAGTGAACTTGCGGGCGCAATGGGTTCGGTTTTGCCTATCGCGTCAAACATGGGTGTTTCATTCAATGAAGTGGGTGCGGCATTTGCGGCAATGTCCCGAACGGGTACGAACGCCGCGGTTGCATCAACACAATTGCGTGGAATTCTTAATGGTTTATTGAAACCAACGAAAGATGCTGAAGACGCACTTGCGGGAATGGGACTTTCGTCGGCGGGACTTCGTCAATCTTTAAAAGAAGACGGACTACTTGCAACCCTTGAAATTTTAAAAACAAACTTTGAAGGCAATGACCAAGCCGCCGCAAAGGTATTTGGAAACGTTCGTGCATTGTCCGGGGTCATGGATTTATTGGGTGCGGGTGTTGAATCAACGCGTGAAATCTTTGCGGAAATGAACAATGTTCAGGGCGCAACATCAACGGCATTTGAAGCAACATCACAATCAGCGTCATTCCAATTGCAAAAAGCATTGAACGGCGTTCGTAATTCATTAACAGAAGTTGGGGGAACTATATTGACGGCGGTATTGCCACACATTCAAAAATTCACAAGTTTTGTCCAAGGTTTGATTCAATCATTTATGAATTTGAATCCGCAAACGCAATCTTTAATCATGGGATTGACGGCGATTGCCGCGGCACTTCCGGCAATTTTAAGTGTTGCGGGTGCATTGGCAACGGCACTTGGCGCAATACTATCGCCCGCCGGACTTGTTGTTGCCGCACTTGCGGCGGTTGCAACGATTGTTGTTCAAAATTGGGGTGCGGTGAAAAAAGCAATTGTTGATGTTGCTAATTATTTTATTGACTTGTACAATGAATCATTGGCGGTTCGTTTAATCATTGAAGGTTTTGTCGCATTATTCAAAACAATTTTT